CACCGCCAAGGCCTTTGCCAAGGCCGGAGTGCAGGTGATCGTGGGCGATTGGACGCGGGCCGACCCAGCGATCACCACCTTCCTGACAGCCCAGGGCGCGGCGGGCGTGCCGCTCTACCTGTGGTACGCGCCGGGCGCCGCAACCCCCACCAAGCTGCCCCAGGTGCTGCCCCCGCAGACCCTGCCAGACCTTGCCGCAGGCGCCAAACAAGACGGTTGACCGCCCCGCCCCCCTGTGGCAATCGCGCCGCACCCGAGCGGGTGTAGCTCAATGGTAGAGCAGCAGCTTCCCAAGCTGAATACGAGGGTTCGATTCCCTTCACCCGCTCCAAGTTTTTCAGTGGTTTAGTCTGAAATTTCGCCAAACCTTCCAACATCGTTCCAACAATCATTCCAACAAAAACGGCCGGCAGGTCACCCCACCGGCCGCTTTGCCATGATCGCCGGAGCCTTAGGCCGCTGGCGAGAAATCCACGTAGAACTTCTGGCCGGGCTCGAACGTGTCGAACAGCGCCGGGTTGGCGATGTGGATCTGCAGCGCCGCACTGGGCGAGTATCGGGCAAACGTGTTGTCCTCGTCGGCCCCATCCGTGTCGGCGTAGCCCTGCGCGCGAGCCACGCCGTGCATGTGGAGCATTTCGCCCACCTTGTTCTTTTCGTGATCGAACAGCGGCAAAACCGCACCAACCTGCAGTTTGGCGCGCATCCGGGTATTGGATTTCGGCATAGACTTTCTCCTGTTCAAATCGATCCAGTCAGGCGCCACCCTCACCGGAAACAGAACCATCCTGTTGGCTGGGCGGCTGCCCCCCCTCGGGACTTGGTGCGCCGTCGCCCTGCGCGGCCGTGTCAGGCGCGCCAGCGCCTTCGCCCTGACCTTCACCGCTCGAAGGCGGCGTATCGCTGGGCGGGGCCTCGGAGGGCATTTCCGGCTCGGGCAGATCATACTCCACCGGCGGCAGCACGATGCCCAGCTCGGCCGCCTCGGCCAACGCTGCTTCATCGTGGTTGGTCAGCACCGCCAGCGCCGGGCCCAGGGCCTCGCCAGCGTCGTTCGCTTCATCGCTCATGTGCACCTCACTGTTGGTTGGGCTGGTCGACAAGCCAGTTGTGTAGCGCTACGGCGTAGGCCGCGCTGTCGGAGCAGGCTTGCACGTCCCCGGCGGATACCACGACGGAACCGTCGGGCACGCTTTCGCGAACTCCGGGATCGCCAGGCGCGGGGGCGCTGGCGGCGTCGACGGCATCACGGCGAGCTGGCGCGGCGCACACGCGGTGAGCATCAGCATAGGCAGCACCAGCAGCGCGGGCTGCAGCCACTTCTTTTCCATGTTCGGTTTCTCCCACGGCCGCCGCCATGCGCGAGGCCGCTTCCTGGTGTTGCACCGCGTCCTGCCACTGCTTGGTGGCCGTCGCCTGCGCGTCCTTCACATCCTGCACGTTCTTGCGCGCCGTCGCGATTTCAGCCTTCAGGCCATCGATATGGATCGGCCAGATGCTGATGCCCTCGATGCGCACCGTCTGGATGATGAGCAGCCCCACCACCACGCCGGCGATCGCCGGCAGCACAGGCGCCAGCACCTTGCGCAGCCATGCCAGGGCTATGCCGACCCACAGGCCGTTCATGTCGTCACCTGCGGCGTGCGAGGGCGGAACGTGCCGATCACGCCGATCAGGCCCGTTACCGCCGCACCGATGCCCAGCGCCTCGGCATTCTTGCCCTGCCCGGCCATCCAGGCGCCCACCAGCACCAGGATCACGATCGCAGCCAGCGTCGCCAGGAACGCGATAAGGCTGTGCTGTTCGTTCATGCCATCCCACCCTTCAGCCAGGCCGACACGTCGAACGACGGGCAGGCCTTCTTGACGTTCGGCCATTCACGGTGGCCGCGAACAATGATGCCCGGGTGCTCGCGCTGATAGCGTTGCACCAGCTCGCGCAGCGCAGCGCGCTGGGCCGGCGTGCGCGTGTCCTTGGGATTGCCCGCCTTGTCGACGCCGCCGACATAGCAGACGCCCACGTTGCCGGTATTCGCCCCACCGACGTGCGCGCCCTTGATCGTGTCGGGCAAGGTAGCGTGCACGCTGCCATCAAGCTCGATGACGTAGTGGTAAGACGTCTGCCCGAACCGGGCGATATCCCACTGGCTGATCGTATCCGCCTTCACGTCGCGCCCCTCGGGCGTGGCCGCGGAATGGATCGTCAGGAACTTGATAGGCCCCAAAGGTTGCATCTCAATGCCCTCCAAAAATGGCCGCGCCGAACTTGGCGATCAGCCCACCCACAAAGCCGCTGAACACCATCAGCGCCGCCAGCGCGCCCTTGCGCTGGTTTTCCTTCGCCTCGAGCGCATCGAGCCGTTCGCCCACGCTTTTAAACCCGTCGGTGACAGCCTTTTCGATCCGCGCCACGCTGTCTTTCACCGCGCCCATTTCCCCCTCCACGCGGCCCAGGGCGCGGCTTAGATCTTGGCTGTTTGGTTGGGTCACCAGGCAACCATCACAGTTTGATCAGCGAGACGGGCACAGCCGCTTTGGCCAAGGTAGCCCCTGCGACGTTAGGATGCGTCCCATCCGCCCAGCAGTTGATCAGGCAGTAACCGCCCGTGCCAATTGTTTGCTGGCCGTTGCTGTCCAGCACGATCGGCGTGGCCGTCGTGCCGTCCCAATTCCGCTCAAGCTGCACGCATGGATCAAAGATCGCAGCTACCGACCCAGCACCGCTGCCCATATTTGCATTCAGATAGGCAAAAGCGCCGCTGCTACTCTTGTCGCGCAGCCAGTTGTTGATTTGCACCCGCAGATTTTCGGTAGATAGCTTGGTCTGGTTGGCATAGGTGGCGTTCGCGTCGGTGGTCATGACCCTAGGCAGGATTGTCGAGAGCAAGATCTTGCGACCCACGTTGCCTAGCGCCTTGCACATGCGCAAATACTGGGTTTGAAACCATTGCGCAGGCTGTGGTGCATCCAGGTGGACGCCAGCATTGGCTACGTTCTTCAGGCCGAACGATAATGAAACCATGCTCATGGCGCGTTACCCGCAACGATCCAGTTGACGCGTCGCGTCTGGCCGCTGGCCAACGGCCCAGAACTGTTCGCAACCAGCACGTTGCAGCCTGCGGCGGTCACGCTTGATTGCACAACGGTATAGGTTTCGTTGCCCCCATCGCCGCCGGCCGCGATCACGATCGGCGTCCCGGAGAACTGTATGAGAGAGCCGAAACTGATGGCGATCAAACCACCGGTTGCCGTCGTTCCAACCGTCGTCCCGGCCTTCGTTTTTTGCAGGCGGATATTGTTGCCGCCGCCGTCGGATACCGAAGTGGTGCAATTCCGAAACAACGTGTCAGCGTCGATCGTGACACCGTTGGTGTTGGTGCCCAACTGAATGCCGGTCGTGCAGCCGCGATACATGCCGCCCAGCACGTAATCTTCCAGGCTCACATCTGCGCCTCGCACACGCACGCCGATCTTGGTTGCGGCATAGGCCCCGTCGGCGTTGACCGTTGGCCGAATATCTGCGCTACAAACAATCGTGTTGCTGGTGCCGGTGGCGAGTGTCGGGGTAACGTCCACGGCAGTCCAAGTCGTGGACGTGCCAGCAGCAACCTGGCCGTAAAGGTCGTTGCTTTCGTCAATATGCATAAGGTCGATGCCGACCGTCTTGATGCAGCACTCCTCGGCATTGATATGGCTGTTGCGCACGACGAACCGAGGCTGCAAGCCGTTGGTCGTGTCCTTGGCTGTCACCCCCCGCTGCACCGAGACGATTTCGAGGTCGTCAAAGACGTAGCCCTCCATCTGGCCTTCGCAGTAGATCGCGTCCTGCAGGAAATAGGCGCGGACAGACCGGAACGTAGGCGAGCCATCGGTCCCGGTGTATTTGATGCCGTAAGCGCTGGTCCGCGCATTGTCGCCGCGAAACACCACGTTTTCGAGGCGCGGCCACGGGCAATCGACCAATTCCAGCCCGATGTTGAAGCCGCAGGATGTATTCTGCCCGGCAATGAGCACATCACGCATGGTCAAGGTCTGCGACAGCGCACCGTCGCCGGTATAGGTGGCCGAATAATCCACATGCATGGGGCTGGACGCATGCACGTTGTCGGTGAGGATGGCGAAGCCCTGCAGCGTGAATGCCGTATTGAAAGGGCCTTGCCGCGAGCCGGTCAGCATCAGCCGCGCGTTGCTGGAGCAAAGCAGATACGAAATGTTCGGGCCGTGACCAACGAAAGTCACGTCGTTAGTAAACGTGACGTTGGAGGTAATCTTGATCGTCCCCGCAGGCATCCACACCATTGCACCGTTCGGGCACTTCGAGGTGTCGTTCACAAAGGCGGCAAGGGCCTGCATGCCGGCTGTGCTGTCGGTGCCATCGGTCTTGCAGGCGAACGGCGCATCGGTCGCAAAGATTAGGCGCTGCAGTCTGTCGCCAACTGTGCCGGTGGGGTACGTTGCATCCAGAGACAATCCAGCAAGCCCTGCGCCCTTGCCTGATGCGCCGGAGGCGAGGTCGTTCCTAAGCCCAGCATCAGTACCGGTTCCGAAACTCATGACTGGGTTGCCGTGGCTGTCAAATGCGAGAAACTGATTCATCCGCATTGAAGCAGGAGGCAAAGAAACTATGGATTCTCCCAGCGGCGCCATCAGCGACCGCGTGTAGAGATCGCCCAGGCTGCGCTTGTGCTCGGTGGCGATCCGCGCGTTCTTGTCGAGCTGCTTGGCAAACGCCGTCGACGGGAATGGGCCAGCGGCGGGAAAGTCCGCGTCCTGGGTAACCGGCGTGTCGCGGTCGAACACGATCGCAGCAGCGGCCGCCGGCGCCACGTCAAACACGACGTTCCCGGATAGAACCGCATACCCACCGGTCAGGCGCGCGCCCGCCACCAAGACCACCACATCGCTGGTTTGCGAATAGGTGAACCCCAGCGGAAAGCTGACGGTCGAGCCGTCGCCGGTATAGGTGGTAGGAAGGGTCTCAACCCCAACGGTCATAGCAACGCCCCGCACATGATCAGTCATGAGCGAAGGGCTAATCCGCCACGCGGGGCCACCTCTGGCGCTTTACGGCCGCTCGCCGGGTGATCCACACCACGGGCGCCGGGGCGTTCCCGCTAGTCCGGCGCCGCTTGTTTCCCACAAGCCGCGAATCACGTCAAGGCGCCGGCTGCTGGCCGCCTTCTGCGCCAAGTTCGGGCACCGCCTGCCCAGGCGCCCACCAGTAGGTTGAACCGCGTTCCTGCGCCGCGCGCTGCATCCGGGCAAAGCTCTGGTGATAATGCGGGTCGGCCATCATCTGCAGCTGGTCCAGCAACAGCCGGTTCATCGCCGCCCGGGCATACCAGGCGTTGCTGCCTGGCAGGCTGGTGCGGATCTGCTTGACCAGCTCGCTGCCGGCATGCGTCGCCTTTCCGCCGGCCGCATCCCCCAGATTGCCCAGCGTCAGCGCGGCGATCGGATCGGCAATGGCACCCAGCGTGGGGCCGGCGATGAACCCGGTTACGGGGCCGGCCGTGCCGCGATCGCCGGCAGCGCCCTGCGAAATCAGATCGCCCACGATACCCAGGCCGCCGCCGCGCACGAACGCGCGCGAAAGCCGGATCGGCGTTGGCTGCAGCGTAGGCTGCTCACCCTTGGAAATGTCGATCAGGGTATCAGCGATGAAGCCGCCAATGGTCAGGAAGATCGGCAGCGACAAGGCATACTGCAGGCGCCCCATGCCACCGCGCCCATAGATCGCGCGTTCCAGGTGCGTCATCATCCAGATCACGGAATAGGTTTTGAACTGGCTCATGCTGTGGACGATTTCGCCGCCCAGCGTGCCGCGCTCGATGCGCGAAGAATGCCCCAGCGTGGCCACGGCCGCCTGCGCGCGCAGGCTCTCCCCGGGCGTGCCGAACTTCGTTTCGCTGTCGATCAAGCTCATGAACTTCACCGCCGCCGCGATCGACGCGTCATCGCCCTGGCGCGCAAGATCGGCCGGGCGCAACAGCCGGATACTGCCCTGCTCGACCGGCCCCACGGCGCGCAGTGCATCCCATTCGCTGGGCCCGATGCCATAGCGTTCCAGCGCCAGGCGCTTGGGTTCCTGCAGATCCGCAAATGCCACGCCGGCATGCTCGCCCCAGTCTTTCATGAACGCGAGGCCCATTGCCTGCTTTGCCGCCACCGTGTGCGGCGTCAGCAGCGTGGTTTCCAGCAGGGCATTGGCGCCGCGCCGGGTGAACTCATGCATGTTGAACCGCCCGTCCCGCCACATGCGCTCGGCCCGTCCGGTCATCTCGGCAAAGACCAGGCCGGCATGCAACGCCGCTTCACGGTGCGAGGCATCGGCAGGGTTGAACGTGCGCAGCCAGGTGCCCGCTTGCTCCATCACCGGCAGGCCGTTGAATTTCGCCGTGACGCCCGCAAACATCGGATCGGTCGGCAGCGCTGAAAACGCCGCGGAACCCAGCTTGCTCATCACGTTCCAGTTGCGCACCCCGCTGAACAGTCTGGCCGTGGAACGGTTTTCCGGTGCCACCCGGGTCAACTCGCCGGAATAGTAATCCCACAGATCGTTCAGGATTTTCGCGCCGCGCGCCGCGTCCTTTTCCAGCGGCATGCTCTTGCCGCCCTCGATCGTGGGCATGCTTTCCTTGCGCAGCATGTCACCCATCCACCGCACCGTGGCATCAGGGTTCGGCCCCAGCACGCGCATCGCCGCGATATCGCGGCTCATGCTTTCGATATGACCGGTGATCGCGTCGAACACCGTGCCCACGCCAAACCGTTCGTTATAGGCGAGCCAGTCATCGGCCGATCGGAACGTGAAGAACCGGTGATCGCTGTGCCGGTTGGCCAGCTTTCCCGATCCACTGAAAGCGCCGGGCTCGGCCGAATCCAGCCCGTTGCTGGAAATGTTGCGCCACGCCTGTTCCAGCGCCGGCTCGAGCGCTTCCTGGCTCACGAATGGCTTGCCGGTGCTGGCATCCATCATGGCCTGCCAATCGAGCTTGGGCAGTATGAAATCCCGCCATTCCTGATAGCCGGCCTGGGCCACGGCCAATCCGTCATGGCTCTGTGGCAAGCCCCAGTCTTTGAGCTTGGGGATCGCCCCGCCTGCGGCGTTGAACTGCCCGCGTAGCCATTCCATGGTATCAGCCACGGCCGCTGCCATTTCGCGCGCGCTGTCGCTCTCCACCTTCTCGCCGCGCAGCGCGCGCACCACGTCGTCAAGCCCGGCCTGGTCGCGCACGCGGCCCAGCACGTCGCGCCCATGCGTTTGCAGGAAATCGCCCATGCGCGACCATGCCAGGCGCGCGATCGCGCCCTTGGTATTGTCCACCGACTGCACCCCGGGCACGGCTTCATGGTGATCCATCACTGCGATTGCGAAATGCTTGGCCGATCCGCCCGCCTCGATATGCGCCTGCATCTGGCCCAGCAGGTTCTGCTGGTTGCGGATCTGCATCAGCTTTTGCCGCCGATCGGTCAGCGCCTGAAATTCCAGCGCGTCCATCGCCTCGCGCGTGGCCAGATCCTCGGCCGCAACGTCGCCCACCTGCTTGGCGAAATTCGCGTGCAGCCGCTGATATTCGCGCGCAAAGCGATCGGCCCGCTCGCGATCGATTTTGCCTTCCTCGCGCAGCTTGGCCAAGCACACCAGAAACGTCACAGGCACCCCCTCATGGCGGCCAGGGCCGCGTCTTCATCGTCCAGCTGCAGCATCAGCTGTTCCGGCGTCACCGTGCGCTGCGCATCGACCGCGAACGGCACGGCCTGCCACTGCCCGGCATCCACACTGGCGGCCACGTCATGGGTGAAGCTGTCCGCCTGCGCCTTGGTCTCGGCCGCTGCAGGATCGATATACCGCTGCACCATGGCCTCGGGCATGGGTGCCACCTGGGTTTCCTGCGCATTTCGCGCGGCGGCAAGCGCTTCCTTTATCGTCGCTGGCTCGGTTCGCTTTGCGATCGTCAGCGGGCCGAGATCGCCCTGTTTGCCGCGCCACTTCATGATGCGGTCAAAGTGCTCATCCAGCACGCCCGCGCGCTGTGCCATTTCGGCCGCTGCGCGGCGCACACCGGCATAGCTGCCCGCCAAGCGCACCTGATCGCCCAGGCGCAATTCCCATGCCTGGGCCGGCTTGCCGATCACCGCATCGGCCGCCGCCATTTGCGCATCGCTTGGATCAGCACCGCGTCGGGCATCATCCACGTGGCCTTGCGCAGACCGCCAATCTTCTTCACTGGCAAACTGGTCCCGCCGCAGCATCGGCTGCTCTTGATCCACCGGTGCGCGGCTGCGCCGGATTTCCGTTAAGCGCGCCGCCTCTTGCGCGCTCAACTCGAAATTGAATGTGAACCCGCGCGCGGCATTTTGATCCGGCCAATCAGCATTGTTCACGCGTGGATCGTTGGCCGGCAAGTCGGTGTAGTGAAGCGGCAGATCGCTGCGATAATCCGATGCGTACTGGCGATCGGTGCTCACCCAACGCCCGGTTTCACCATCGCCGATTGCGCCGCTGTGATACACGCGGATCATGTTATCGGCCAAAGGCGGTTCCTCGATCGCCGCCGGCGTCGCTGCCTCGTTGTCCAGGTCAAGATCGCGTTGCGCCGCCATGCGCTCGGCTTCAACCTGCGCCCGTTCTGTCTCGAGCGCCGCCAGCATCTGATCATCGCCCGCGCCGATCGCGGCAGGCGCATCGATCGCGCCGCGCTCCTGCCCCATGCGCTCGCGCGCCCAGGACACGAAATCGCCCACCGTCATCCCCTTCATGTAGGGGTTCACGTCGATGATCTTTTCCGAAAGCAGCGATGACAGCGGCGTATCGGGTGCGGCGCGCAGCACTTTGGGACCGTCGCCAGTGCCCAGATGATGCATGATATAGAGGTTCGCCGGGTCCACCTCGGCGCCGATCCGCTGCAGCCGCGCCGCATTGTCTTCGGTCAGGCGCCGCATCAGGCTTTCCTGCAACGCCGCATCGCCTTTCAGCGCCAGGATCGCGCCATCGCTCAACCCTGTCTTGGGAAACGCCGCGCGATAGGTGCCGATCCACGTCTGGTTGGTAAAGCCATACAGGCCCGATGCCGTCTGCCCGGGCATCGGGTTGCGTGCATTGGGGTTGCCACCGCTTTCGCTTTTGCGCACCGCAGCCAGATAGCTGTCCACCGCGCCACCCTGCGCCAGGCGCTGCGGCGTCACCATGCGCGGTCCCGGCGCGGCCGGGTCAACGATGCGCCGCTGCGCCGCATCGACCAGGCTGAAATGCGCATCTTCGCCGGCGCTGCCCGGCTCGAACGGGTTCTTGGCCGCCAGATCGGCATCGCGGTCGATCACCGCCAGCGCGGCCGCCTGGTCGGGCGTGCGCAGTTGTTCAGGCACAGCCTTGGCAAAGGCCTTGGCAATTTCCATGGGGGAGCGGGCTTCAGGGTTCCCGATCGCCGATTTGCCCGCGCGCCATCCCGCGCCGATCGCCCGCGCCATGCCGCCGGCCGCCGCGCCAAATAGAAACGCGGTGCCCACGTTCTGCGCCAGATCGCCGGCGCTGGTTTGCTCGCCCAGGCGCGCCCGCGCGTTCATTGTCGCCGGCGTTTCCACCGCCGCGATCCCGGCATTCGCAAGGCCATCGGCCAGAATGGCGCGGCCGGCGGAAAGCTCTGCCCCGGCACCCCCAGTCGCAATCGCCAGCCCGGTCATATAGGGATCGGTAAAGCCCGCAGCCAACCCGCCAATCAAGCGTGAACTCGCGCTGCCCTGGCCAGCCACGATCATATCGCGCTGGCGCTGTCCATCGCGTGTCAGGGCCCGATTTTCAAATGTGGCCCGATCGGTCGGTACGCCAGCAGGTAGCTTGCCCAGCTTGGACAACCGATTGATATCGTCCCACAGCGCATCATAGTCGGTGTTATCGGGGCCACCCAGCGGGTTGACCATTTTCAGGATCGATTGATACGCAAAGAACCGTGATTTCCCTGTCGCATCGGCCATCGCCGCCAGCACCGGCGCATAGGCGCTTTGCAGCCGCACATCCTGCATGAACGGCACTTCGTCCACCGCAACGGCCGTGGCGGCTTTCGTGCTGTCCCACCAGCCTTGCGATTTCACGGCATCCAGATCGGAACCCGGCGCCTTTGGGCGCATCTGCGGTTCGTCCGGGCTGGTCTGGACAACGGATAGAACGCTCATCGCACGCTCACATCGCTGATATAATCAGCGCCCTTGGCATCTTTCACGATCCGCCCGGCGGCCGTCTCCCACCGATACCGGTTGCCGCCGATCCACACCGGAAAGGCATTGCGCAGGTTCATCGTGGAGCCGGCCCCCGCCTGGCTCTTGAACGTCTGGTCGCGATTGACGGTATTGACGAAATCCAGCTCGCTCATGCTGTCGGGCAGCACGAACACACGGTCACCCGTCCAATGCCCGATGCCGCCGATCTGGCGGCCACCCACCACGCGACCGCCCAGCGCTGCCAACGCCGCATCGCGAATATCGGTGGGGCTCAAGGTATAGATGCTGCGGTTTGTTGCTGCCAGCTTCCCCGCCAGCCACTCGCCGGCGCTTTGCTTGATCGCGGCCACATCGCCCTGCGGAATCGCCCGCAGCGCGGTATCCAGCTGGCTGCCTGCGATATTGAGCAAGGTGCGCGCGGTATCGGCGCCGGGAATTGCCTTGCCATCGGCCGTCTTCGCATGGGGCGTCAGAAATCCCGCATCCGCTTTCAGCTTGGCCCGGCCATTGAACACGGTGGCGCGATCCGTTGGTGCCAGCTGGGCTTCCTGCCGAAACCCTGCATCGCCCGGCATGATCTGTTCGGCCGCGATCGCGCGCTCATCGGCGGGAATGGCATCGAGCTGGTTGAGCACTTCATGCCGTTGGTTCACGCCCTGGTGCACCGCCTCGCGCAGCGGCGCCACTTCGGCGTTGCTCAACAGCGGCACCGCACGGCCCGTCGTGCGCTCATAGGCACGGCGCCACTGTACCCGCGCCGCGATGCTGTTCGGATCGTTCAGGGCGATCTGGGGCGGCACGGCGCCCGCTTCCGGGTGGCTGGCGGCATAGGCCACCGGATCGGCGTTGAACGCGCTGTCGAGCGCCCCCACGTGCCCCTGTGCCCAGTTCAGTTCGCGCTGCTGGTCGGGCGTGCGATTGGCCACGCCTGACAGTGCAGTGATGCGCTGCTGCCGCTGCAGCGGCGACATTGCACCCCACACCTTGGCATAGGAATTTTCGGCCACCAGGCCTTCCAACTTGAGCGCGCCTGACGTGTCGCCGGCAGCACGCAGCGCCTGCGCGGTGGCCATCACCTGCGCCGTGGGCAGTTCCAGCCCCTGGCGCGCCGCCTCTTCCCAGGTGGCCGATTGCTCGTGCATCTGGGCAACGGCCTGCGCCTGCACCTGGCGCGCCTGAACGTCGCGCGTGTGGATTTCCACTTGCGCCGCGCGTTCCAGCGCGGCCAGCTGCTCACCCTTGATACCGTGATCGGTAAACCAGCCCGATTGCACCAGGCTTTTCACCTGATCGGGATCGCGCTCGGCCAGGCCGCGGCCAAACGCCAGTGCGATGCTGGGCACCTTTTCAGCCACCAGCGCCATGCGCTGGTCAGGCGTCAGATCGGCCAGCCCATGCACGTAATCGCCCCATTGCAGCTGCAGCTGCTGCACCGTTGCAGGATCACCTGCCAGATAGGCCTGCCCTTCCAGCGTTTCGCCCAGCGCACGCGCACCTTGGTTGACCACGTTGGCCTGTTGCAGCGACTGCCAGTTCTCTGCCTGCTCGCCATACTGCGCGCGCATTTCGCCCAGCTGGCTGGCGAGCTGGCGCTGGATGCGCGTGCTGGTCTGCCCTTCGGTGACCTTGGCCGACATGGTATCGAACACACCGGCAACGCGCTTGGCGTAATCGTTCAGATCCAGGTTGGGATCGGTCTGGATCGCATGAAGCTGCTCGGCCATCTGCTGGCGCAGCTGGGCCACCTGCAGCTGCCCTTGCGTCAGGTCCGCCTCATAGCGGTTGCGCAGATCGATTTCCTTGCGCTGCATGGCCGCCTGAACCATGTTGTTGCCAGCCTGGGCCAGCTCACCGGCAACGCCGGCGCCAAACGCCTGCGGCGTGGCGTTCATCGGCAAATCGGGCGTTGCCTGGGGAGCAGGCTCAGGCGCTATCGACATATCAGCCATCAGTTGTTGATCACATACGGAGGGTTGGTAACATCATACCGGCCGTAATCTCCGAATGCCGGAGATGAAGGCGTCAGCGCACCGCTCTGGCCTGACGTGTCATAGCCATATTGCTGGCCCGACAGAGCGTAATCGCCCATGTTCTTCATCAGCCCCGATGCGGCGCCGGAAATGCCTTGGAACAGCGATTGCCGCGCGCTGAACCGGCTCATGGCAGACTGGTTTTCAAACCCGACGGCACGCGCCGCCGCCTGGCGCTGGATGCTCATCGCCGCATAGGTTTGGTTGACCCGGCTTGCCATCACCGCGTCCAGGTTAGAGCCAGTACCCATCTGGAAACCGCCAGCGCCCTGCGCCGCCAGCTGCTCGCCGATCGCGGCGCGGTATTTCGCGTCGCTGGCGGCCGATGCGGTGGCGCCATCCATCAACGATGCCTTGGCGTTGGCGTCGGCCACCCGCGCGTTGAACAATCCCGCGCGATAGCCGGCATAACCCTGGGCGAACGTGCCCAGGGCCTGCGCGCCCATCCCGATCGCTCCCATGCTAGATGCCATCGCGCACCACCTCGAACAGTTCCACGGTCTCACACAGCGGGCCGTGGTTCCGCATCCGCGCCACCGGGGCAAAGCCACAAGCCTTGGCCCAGCGCGCTTGGCTCGGATATTGCGCGCGTGTCAGCGCCTCGATCCGCGCCCAGGGTGACATGCTGATCTGCAGCCGCACGAACTTGGTTACCTCAAGCGCATGGCGCCCGATCGCGTCTGACAGCAGTGCCCAGGCATTGGCATGGGTCGGAAAGATCACGGCAAAGCCGGCAGCGCCGATCACGCGCCCGCTGGCCACATCGATGCCCGCCCACGCCGGGCCGCCCGCCACCAGCTCGCGGCCATAGGCTTCGGTCATTTCCGGCGTCCACAGCCCCATGGCGCCCTGCTGGCTCACCTGCAGGTTGATCGCCGGCACATGGCTCGGCCGCAGCGGAACGAACAGCACCGCCATCAATCCTTGTCCTCTGGCATGTAGCTGCCACGCACCATCGAAATGATCGCCGGCAAAGGCGCGCGGCTTTCCAGCACCCAGGAACCTTCGCGATCGGTGGCGCCAGCCACGACGATCTTGTCGCTCACCCCGCTGTTCAACGGGTCGGCATTGTCCATCCGCGTTGCCGCATCGCGGCGGAACACTTCGGCCAGGCGGCTTGCGAATTTTTGGCCGGCCCACAGGCCTGCCGTCTGCACCGTGCGCACCAGCACGCTGATCAGCTTTTTCTTGACCATTTCGCCCGCGCCGCCGCTATGCGGCTGTGGCAGCTTTGGCGGCAGGCCGGTGATGCGCGCCGGATAGAACAGCCCTGCACACACCTTGCTCGCCGCCTGCGGCAGCGTGATGCTGCCATCGCTGCCCACGGTCACCGGGTTCAGATACTGCCCATCGGCCAGCACCTGCACCATCTTGCCGGCCCAGCTTGTGGGAAAACCGGTGCCGCCAATGCCGATATGCGTTGCCGGCGCCCCGTCATACCAGATCGCCCCATCCAGGAACCGCGCATCGGCAATGTCGGTGCCATCGATCCACCAGGCATCGAGCACTTCCACCGATCGCAAGCCGCCCCGGTCGACCAGCAGCCACACCACATCGGGCGAACCGGCGCTATCCGGGATCACGCAGAAATCCAGCACCGTGGCCGCGCCGCCATCGAACCCGGCAATCTGGCATTCGCCCCAGCCTTTTACCTGCTGTTCCGGCGCATAGGCATGCATCAGCAGCACACCATCATTGCGAAGTGCCCAGATGATTTCCTCGCTTTCCTGCTGCCAACCCAGGCGCTTGATGCCCGGCTGTCCCAGATGCCGGCACCAGATCAGCAGGTTCGCCGCAGAATAGCGGTTCTGGATATAGTCATACCCCGCCTCGCGGATCTTCTTTCCGCCGCGCTGGACAAAGATCGTTTTCAGGCCCGATTGCACGGGCCGCACCGGCATGCTGCCAAAATGGCTTTGGCGCGTGACCATCAGATTGGTGGAGCTGGGCGCCGCCTGGCTGTTGATCGGGCCGACTGTCCATTCCGCCTTGTCGGTGGACAGCAACAACTGCAGATCTGGCGCGATCCAGTTGATCGGGTTCGATCCGGTAATGCGGAACCGGAACGACAGATCGGCCTCGAGCCGGCCCGTGTCATCGAACGTGCTGAAATTCAGGTAATCGCCAACCACCGAACCGATCACTTCGAAATCGGTAAAGAACATCAACCGATCGTTCCAGATGCACACGGCCTTGGGCCAGCCACGATCGGCTGAAAAGCGGGCGAAATTCCAGCGCCAGCTCGTGCCGCTGGTCACCCCGCCGCCCAGGCCATACGTGGCCACCGCGCCCGGCGGGATCGTGCGTATCACCGTTCCGGTCGCCGACAGCCCATCGCTGGCTACCGCAGTAATCAGCACCTGCCCGAACTGGTCGCAATAATACGTCCAGCGCGTCCCCAGGTTCTTGCCGTTCAGATCGGTGGTATTCGTCCCGTCGTAATAGGTGCCGCTGGTGTGGGTTGGCGGCGTCGCGCCGGTCTGCCCGGCACCCACATTCTGATAGACCTTGCCTTCCCAGCGCCACAACACCCCGGCGCTCGGCACGTTCATCCCCGCTTCCCACAACGGGATCGTGGCGAAATCCTGCGCCTGCAATTGAAACAGCGAGCCGACATGCCCCGGTCGGAATATCGCGCTCGATGCCGTCAACGTCACCACGCCCGTGGCGCCGCTGGCATAGACCGTCACGCCCTTGTCGCTGTTCTGATCGTCAAACGGGCCGCCGCTCAAGGCCAGCACGGCATAGGTGAATGCCGCAGGCCCAACGCGCGATATCTTGGCCGGAGGATAGCTTGGATGCGTCAGATAGAGCACGTCGGCTGATTGCTGCCAATACAGCGCCTGCGCGTCGGCGGCCGTATAGGGCACCGCCAGCACGACCGGACTGCCACTGCCGTCCAGCAGCTGCGCCCCGTTCGCAAAGAAATGCACCACGCCGGCACCAGCGCCATCGTCGGAAAACACCAGGGCATAGGCTTGCTGCGCGTTGAACTCGAATGGCACGATCGTGCTGGCGCTGGCATCGGCCGTCCCCGCCGCGATCGATCCGCCGCGCTTGATGGCCGGGCCCTCCACGGTCGGCGCAAAGTTCAACAGCTCGGCAACTGCCCCGTCATAGATCGCCGCGTCCGTGCGGCCGAACAGCCGGGGCGAAACCGCCCCGCCATTGAAACTGTTTTGCAGGGCGTGAACGGGCATGGGTCAGCTCGGCCAGTAGGTTGAATATCCATAGCCCCAGCGGGCCGTCACCCACGGGTCTTCATCGAAATCCTGTGGCGGGTTTTCCTGGGCATCGGTTGCCTGGGCATCGCCGAACACGTCGTTGAACGATTGGCGGCATTCGATCTTCACGTTGGCATCGCCAGTGATCTGCACCGCGATTAGCTCGGCGATCTTGTAGGATAGCGCCAGCTCAAACAGATCGTCCCACCGCTCCACCTCGGTGCAGTCGCGCACATAGAGGATCTGCAGCGGGCTCGAATTACCCAGCAGTTTGCCACCTTCCAGCTTCCAGTCCCGCGCCTGCGGCACCGGACCATCGATATCGGCCAGGCGCACGAAATCACCCGGCAGGGTGAACTGATAGCCAAAGCCGAAGGCGGGCGGCGTCGAAAGCGCCGGCAACGCCACGCGCGTGACCGCGAAATTCCAGGTGTTGCGCCGCAGGGTCGCCTTGCGCGCGATATCCCATACCGAATCGATCGCCACCGTCAGCCGCGTGCCCTGATCGGGATCGATCAGGCCCTCGTCCTGGGCTAGGTGCTGCGCCACCAGGGCATAGACGGTCAGCTTCGATCCCATGGCCGCGCGCTTACGCCGCCGGGAAGCTGTGCGTGGTCATGAACTGCTCGAGCTCTTCCAGGAACTTGAGCACTTCACCGCGGTTGAGCGGGCCGGTGCTGTTGTAAACCAGCGCCATGCTTTCGTTACCCAGCGTCAGCGCGCCGGTAGAAATCGTGTAATCCTTGGGCTTGTCGCCACGCTTGGCCACCACGTTAACCTGCGCCATCGCTTTGCTCCCTTGCTTGAAATACACAGATGCCCGGCGCGCACGCGGCGGCCGGGCATGGTGGCGGCCGTCAGTTGGCCGTCTGGTAGGTCATCGCGATTTCGGCGTTGAACGCGCTGGGCAGCGCGGCGCCGGTGATCGTGATGATCAGCTGTTCCGGCGCCGCATACTGCCCGGCAACGCGCGCGGCCACGGGACGCAGGGTATAGAGCGTATTGGCCGCCGCCGCCGCGATCGAGCCATACTTGGTGGGGTTCGCGGCGGTGCCGAACTGGATCGTGGCCCCGGTGAACGCCGTATCGGTCTGGAACGTGATCGAATCGAACAGCGCATTGGCGGGCCATTCGTAAACAACGATGTTGTCATTGACCGCCCCCACGCCCTGCGCCACCAGCGACGCGCCAGACAGAAAGATCGAGTTGCGGCGCAGACGCGCGCCAACGATCGCGCCATCGGGAATGGCCGGCGGCAGCGAGCCATCCAGAACCCCAAGCGCTTGAAGCGAGTAACCCTTCGCCATTCTGTTTCACTCCTGGTTGAAGCAAACCGGGCAGGCGCGGCGATCGGCCGCGCCGGCGCCGATCAGGCTTCGCTGTTCTGGATATAGCCGGAAAGACCGTCCTGGGTCCGCGTCGCCGCCATCGCGCTGCGCGCATAGACCTGCGTTTCATAGTGCAGATCTTCGCGGATCGTGATGTTGGTGAACAGCCGCTCCCAAAATCCGGTATAGACCCCGGACTTGAGCCAGAACGCGTTCTTGCGCACCGTGCCCCCGGCAGTCGTTTCGGTGGTCGGCGCCTTGGTCGCATAGAGCGCGTCGGCCAGGTTCATTTCGATGATGTTGAAGCCCAGGAAGCGCAGCAGCTTCTTGCCGTCCGGGCTCATCATCCCGCCCAGCGAGGTGAACTCGCTGCTGGTGATCTGCACCTCGCGCAGCAGATCGGTGATCTGCTTGGGCGTCAGGTTGATGTACGCCTCTTCTTCGGTGAAGTCGGCGTTGCTCAGGCCCAGCACTTCGCGCGCGGCAAAGAACTTTTCCACGTTCATGCGGTTGGTGCCGCCGGCAGCAAAGCCGGTGTTGTAGGGCACGATCTGGCCGCTCGGGAACGACGTGATGATCGTGCCCTTCTTGCCGGTCTGGCGCCCACCGAAAAAGCCGTTCAGCCACTGGCGGTTCCAATAGCGGCGCAGCGCGGCCGCGCCCTGCATGACATAGCCGCCCTGCAGCGACACGCCGGCCATCAGCTGATCCTGCTTGTTGACCAGGCGGTCATAGTAATCTGGATCGGGCTTCGCCAGCCACAGGCGGTCCTGGGGCGCATCGCTCGGCGTGATCGGCACGTGGCGCTCGCGCACCGTCTGGGTATCGGCCGCGCCGAAATAGTCGTCGATTTCGGCCAGCTCGCCCGAAAGATCGCCGTCCAGGCAGGTGCCGATCAGCTCGCCGCCCTTGGGCTGCAGAGCCAGCTTCATGTTGGATTGGTACGTGACAAGAGCGGTGGTGTTGACCTGATCAACCACGGCAGCCTCCGAAAGATGGTTTGAGCATCGATCGAAAGGCTAGTCCGCTCGCCACGGGGCCGTTTCTGGCGATATCGCTCGCTTGGGCGGGCCGTATCGGGGCCAGCGCTGCCGGGGCCGGCCTGGGGCGGGCTAATCCAGCGAAGGCCCCCCTTATCCCGCAAGGGTAAGGCGGGCGTCAAGAGCCAATCTCAGGCGGCGCGTTTCTTCGCTTCCTTGGCCGCTGCCACGGCTGCGATCAGGCGTTCATAGCGCGCCTTCACCGTCGGATCGCCGGCGCGCAGCTTGGCGGTTGCATCCTTGTCGCCCATGAAGCTGTCCAGCTCGGCCTGGGCGGTTTCTTCCGACACGGTAAAGCCGGGCACGGTGCCACCGCCGCGCAGCATATCTTCGCTGGTCATCGTGCCCAGCTTGGCCATCAGTTTCAGCGCCTGGTCCACGCCGATGCCACGCCCCATGCCATCCAGCGTCGCATTGTCGATGCCCAGCACCTGCATGCCGCGCCGCGCCGTTTCGATATTCCTGTTGAAATCGGCGCCCCATTCGCTGCGCAGCGCTGCCTGCTGCGCCCGCGTCGCATTGGCTTCCGCCTGCATCGTGGCCAGCGCTTCGGCGTTGTACCATTCCACCATCCCGGCCGCCTGCTTGGCCGAAAGGCCCATCTTGTGCGCGGTTTCCTTGAAACGACCGGTGAACTCGGGGTTGGATTCGAACCCTTCCGGCGCCGTAACCTCATAGCCGTCCGGGTTTTCCGGGCGTCCCACCCGCTTCCAGAACGCGTCCCACCGTTCCTGCGGATCGTTCTCACCCGGGATCGCCGTGTGGAACGCACGTTCCGTCTGGCGATAGGCATCAACCAGCGCGCCCGGCGTGGCAAATTTCTTGTTGGCCAGCCACGCCAGCGCATCGGCATCCGTGGTCAGCCCGCGCATCCATTCCGCCGGCTCGGCAGCAGCCGCGCTTTGCCCATCGGCCGCCGCCGCCGCTGGCGCTGCCGCAGCTGCAGGTGCCGCTGCGGCCGGCGCCGCCGCTACTGCGCCATCCAGCAGGGACGATGCCCCGCCGGCGGCCGATGCCCCCGCGCCGCCCTGATCGGCCGCGCCACCACCATTGTCACTCCCCGAAGTAGTCATCATGTGCCTCCTGTTGTTCAGAAATCTTGGTTTCGGTGAAATTGAGCTGGCCTTGCAGGAACAGCCACACGTCGCGGCGCCCGTTCAGCCGATAGGTTTCTTCCGGTGTCGCCCCCACGGCCGGCGCTTGCGCGCAGCAGAAATTGCGCAGCGCCGCCAGCACATGGCCAACCTCGCGGCCGTTCTCCCCATCGGTATCGAACACCACGCGGAACGACCGCGCCCGCATGCGTGCAATCGCCTGGATCACCCACGCGTTGATGCTCGCCATCACGCGCCACCACCCATCGCCAGTTGCCGCGCCTTGGCCATGTTGAGCATCGCTTGCGTCGCCGCCGGCGCTGCCTCCACCAGGCTGGCCCCTTGCTGCTGTTCGGCCTTGTCCTGGCGCTTCGCCGCCACTTGATCGGGATCGAGCAGCCAGTCCGCGCGCACACCCATCGCCTGCATCACCCCGCGCGGCGCCGCATCGGTATCGATCACGTCAAAGATCGACGGGTCGAGCTGCGCCATCGGCGTCAGCATTTCCAGCGCGCCCATGAAATTGTGCGCATCGGCAGACCTCGCTGCGCGGGTCAGCGGATTGTCGCACTCGATCATCACGCCGGCGCCAGCCTCGCGCAGTTCTGGCGGTGGCGGCGCGATTTGCCCCGCGCGCATCAGGATATCCAGTTCGCGCTCGCACTGCGGCACCAGCGCTTCGCCGATCTGGCGGCTCACGTTCGGCGCCTGCAGCAGCATGGCTTCCCGCTTGCGCCCCAGGTATTCCGTCGCCGTCTGGCGGTCGATCGGCTCCTGCATGATCGCGAAAACATGCACCAGGAACGCCATGTTCACGGTGTTGACCGCCTTTTCGATCGCCTTGTCGGAATAGGTCGGGTTGACCCCACTGTTGAACGGAGCAATCTGCGGTTTGCCATTGTCCATCCCGCCCGGGATTGGCGCACCGGGCGTCATGTTCATCCGGTTGATCGTCCCGTCTGCCGGCATCAGGATCGGTGGCTGCATGCCCAGGTGAAAGGCCTTGATCGTGTCTTTCGCCATGATGTTCAGCTGGCGGATCGTCCCGATCACCTTGCCGCTCGGCCCCACGCCATAGGCGTCGTAGGGCGAAAGGATGTACCGCGAAACCGGCAGCGGGTGGGAGTAATAGCCACCCACCTGGATCAGATCGCGCGTTTCCTCCAGCATGTAGATCGACTGGATCGGGAAGCGCCGAATATCGAGCCGGCCGGGCTCATGCGCGCTGTTGGGCCGGATCACATGCACCAGCGTGAACGCGGTATCCGGCTTGTTGTCAGCCAGTGCCTGTTTCACTTTGGGCGGCAACTGATCATCATGAAACATTTGCGCCAGCTGCCTGGCCTTCACTTCGCGGCGGCGATGCACCGTGTCGATCCGTCCACGAAAATCATTGTCGATGAACAGCTCGCTGGGGTGCGGCGTCTGATAGAACAGGCCGCGCCCCACCCATTCATCGATCCACATGCCTGCCCAGCCATACAGCCCCAGCATCCGCCAGCGCAGCGTGTTGGCCGATTGGAAGCCGGTATGCGCCGCATTGCGGCAGGCATGCAGCCGATCGCTGGCATGCTGCAGCCAGCGCTGCATCGCCGGCGCGTCGTTCAACGCCGAATCGCTGGTTTTCAGCAGGGTGACCTGCTCACCTTCCGGCGTCAGCATGGCGTCCATCGCCGCCACAAATGCCTCAAGGCCCATCTGCGCGGAATTTTCCGTGATATGGCCATCACGCTGGCCACCTGGCTGACGGCGGAAAAAACCGCCCTGCTGTTCAGGATCGACCCAACGTTCGCACTCGCGCCACAGCGCTTCGCGCGGCCCGCGTTCGGTCACCAGTTCCTGATGCCGCTTCAACAGCACCTGCACTTCATCACGCACGTCAGCCATGTCTTGGGCCTTTCCTTATGCAGCCTGGGCCGGATTGGCGGGAGCATCCTGCCGGCGCACGATCGCACAGCGTTCCAGGCGCATCGTCACCTGCGGCTCGAGGCGGATCGGCGAGGGCAGCAGTTCATCGCTGATCACCTCATCGCCATGCACCACGCGCCACCCCTCGATCACCGGCGGCTTAGCCATTGCGCTGCAATCGAGGTCCACCGGCTTCATCAGCACAGCACCCATCGGATGGCCGCCATGCCAGTCTTCCGGCTTGGCATCGATCGTTGCCAACTTGGGGTTGGGCCTGCCGCGCACGATGGCAATCAGCTGCACCGGCTTTTCCAGCACCACGCTGTAAGCATTGTTGTTCGGTTCCACAGTGTGTCTCCTTTTTACGACCCAAGCGTCGTCTTGGGTCCCGGCAGCGCCTTGGCGAAACCGCTGTCGCCATTGAGGATATCGCTGGCGCCCCCGCGCCGTTGCGCCATCTTGTCGCTGGCATCGATCATGCTGCTCGCATCATCCCGAACGACAGGGACAGGCAGCTGCTGCTGCTTTGGGCCGGGCGTGACCATCGATGCCACCGTGCTCGCCGTAAATGCGGTGGCGGCCATAATCGCTGCTGCTTGCATCAGACTTCTCCTTTCAGCTGTAGATGTCCCAGTCCGATTGGACGTGGATCGGCGGCCCCTTGCGTTCGGTCCCGCGGATTTCGGCAATCACGTTCTCGCCTTCGAGCGCGGCGTATTGCTCGGCATCGGCTACGTGGGTGTAGATCGTGTCGGCAATGTCGAGATGGCCGCGCGTCTCACCCGTCCCCAGCTCGGCCTTGACATAGCGATAGCCGCCGCTGTGGGCCTTGATCAGATGGCTGCAGCGCTCATCGATCTGGTAACCCTCGCGCTCCTTCTGCGCCCGCCAGATCGCCTCGTTGCGCAGCCCCTGGCGGTTGCTCTTGGCGCGAAAGATATGGAACCCCAGCGCCTTCTGGCAGGCCAGGCGCCAGTCCTGTTCATCGTCCTCGCGATCGGTCGCGGCGAACATTGCCGGGTCACCCACGCACCGGATTTCATCGGGCCGGATGCCGGGAAAGTTTTCCATCAGGAAGGCGCGCAGCTTTTTGCCGAATGCCGTTGGGCCAACTTTCAGCAGGTTCTTGCCACCAGGCGCCAGGTTGACCACTTCGCCCAGCGTGCGCAGCTGGCCATAGCTGTTGCGCTGGCAGATCGCGGCAGCGGCAAACAGCCCCTGGTCGATCCCCACGATCAGCTTGTGCCGGCGATCCCACTTGAGCACCCCGGATTTGACCACATGCACCCGGTGCACAAAGTCGGAATTGACCGCCATGCCGAACATGATCGGCACCGGCTTGTTGTCGACCATGCGGTCGACATAGCCTGGCTTGTGCCGGTTTGCCGCGACCTGCAGCACGTAATAGCCCCGTCCGCCCGGCAGGTTATGGATATTCTCGGCATCCGGCTCACGGCCGCCGGGCTGCACGAAGCGTTCGATCAGTGGGCGCTCGCCCAGGACTTTCGCCAGTTCGGCCTTGTCTTCATCCGAAAGGAAATCGCCGCCGTCTTTGGTCATCAACAGCTGATAGATATGATTTTCGATATCCGGCATGTTGAGCGAAAGGATGATCTGCGGATCATAGACCGTTGACGGATCAAGGTCCGAAAAACGCCCGACACGGCCCGTCAGGAACGGCACCAGATCGACCGGCTGAATATCCGCTTCGTCGACGATTACCGCGTTGACTTCCCAACCACGGCAAGCTTCTTCCACCGACTGATCACCGATCGCGCGAAATTCGAACTCGCAATCGAGAATATCGCACGGGCGTCCGTCTTCATCGCGGCGCAGCACCTTGCGAAACGCATGGGTATAGGGTGCGCGCAGGCTGAACTTGCCCTCGCTTTTGGGGATGATCTGCCACCACGATTTCAGGATGGTGGACTCAATCGACGGATAGCTTTCGCGGATGATCCCGATGCGCGCCTTGCGCCAGATGATCCCATTGGCATCACGTACACCGCCCTGCATGGCGGCCACGCGCAGCCCCTTTTGCAGGGCGGCCATCGTCTTGCCGCTCCCCACCGGGCCGATAATCCCGCAGATGAAGGCGCGGCTGCGCATGAACGCGTCTGCGACCGGCCCCGGCGAAATCAGCTTGCGCATGGGATTGCTCATCGATCGGCCTCCCCATCGTCGTCCAGGGGCAGGAAATCGCCGTCGATGATATCCTGCACCTGGGCCTCGCTATGCGTCACGCCGGCGATCACCAGATCGGAAAGCCCGGTGAAATTCATGTCCACCGCAACCGGCTGTTTCGAGTGAATGAACGGCATGAGCGCTTCGGCGCACCGCACGCGCAGCTGCTGCGCGTCGCCATACGACAGGCGCCGCTTCACCGTGTCCATCGCCGCCGATCGCTCCACCAGGATCTCGGGATCGGTCGCTTGAATCTGCATCAGCGTGATCGCCGGATCTTGTCCAAAGCCCAGGATGTACTTGCGGAAATCCTCGGTCCGCTTGTTCTTCACCCCGGCCGGCCGGCCGCGTCGGTTTTGCCGGGCCTGGCGCAGCACCGTCAGGTGCCCGGCTTTCGCCCCCAGCTGCTCGCGTGCGACTGCCATTTCCTCGGGCGTCACCGGTTCCAGCATCGAAAGCTGTTGTTCCTCGGCCGCCGCCGCTTCTACTAGCGCCTTGCTTTGCTCAATGAGCGCGCCGGCCTCCACTTTTCCACCGGGTGTCTTGTTACGCCGCGTTGACATGGCCACCCTCCCGATTCATCACTGACGGTGCGACGCGCCCATGTGCACACACCCGCACCCCGGCCCGCGTCGCGCTCCCAACCATCGCCCGATGCCCACACCCCGGCCCGCCGGTGGGCACCCACGATCCGGCCCCGGCTGCACCCTGGGCATGGGTCGGCAAGATCGAGCGGCGCGAAACGCCGATCCAAATCCTGTTCACGTGGTGCGCCAGCGGGCTGGGGATGTGCGCGCGCGCTTGGGGGCGCCCACCCACCCGCGCGCGCGATAGACCCCCCAGGGGGGTCTCGCCGTTCAGCCTGACAGGCTTACGCCGCAGGCCGATTTGCCCAGCATTTCCAAGGCATTGCGCCATGCCTTCCAACATGACCATTCCAACACGCCCCGATGCGGCGCCCGAAACCCGCAGAAATCCGCCATTCCGCCCAGCCCGCACGATCGCGGCCGCACCGCCGATCGCGCGCCCGGCCGCCAGGCCGAAAACCCCAAAAGTTTCGCCGCCCCTCCCCCGCATCACACTGCTGGGCAGCACCTGGCGCGCATCGATCGAGCCCCGGTGCAGCGCGGTGCGATATCCGCCCGCCAGAATATTCCCGGCGCGGGCGCCAGATCGGCCTATCGAGCCACCGCACGGCGCCAGTTGCAGCTGCAACTGCGCTGCAACTGAACTGCAACCAACAACATACTGATATGTAAGAATAAATATGGATGGTTGCAGAGTTGCAGCGTCACACGCGCACATGTGCACGTGTGTGCGCGCACATACGCACACGTGCGCATCGCGCGTGAGGAGGGCGCGCAACTCTGCAACCGGCAAAAATTGTGTATGAAAAACAAGCGCTTGCCAGTTGCAACGCGGTTGCACGGCAGTTGCGCTTGCAACTGGCACCCCGGACCCATTGGCATCGTCCAGCTGGCGCGCCAACCTTATCGCACGGCCAACGGGCCGGGGCAAGGACGAAGCCAGGGACAGGGCGCGAATCGCCACGCCATGCACACCGCAGCGGGCCGGGGTGAGACAGAGCGAACGGCCGCGCACCGCGACGCCTGCGGCGCCGCTGCGGCCGTGCGTAGGCGCCACCGGCAACGGCGCGCCAGGCACATCACACGGCGCTAGGTGGCTGAAATGCAGGCGATTGCGCACCGCACTTGCCCGCTTGGCGCGGGCGCGTGCTGCAATCGCACGCAGGCTCAAGGACGCGCCGAAAATTTTTCCCCGATCCATATTGACTAGATTTAGTTGGTCTGAATAATAAGACCGTCCGAAAGCCCCGGCCAGGCTCTTGCCGATGGTCGGAAAGAGCAAGGATTGACTTCGCACGTCGCGATCGGCATCTTCCACGGTGCCTGGCGAGAGCCGGGCCGGGGTTGCAGTCCCGAGCACGACGCGCGCATCAAGCGCCATGGCCTTCCCATAGGCGCTTTTCCTATGGTCGGGCGTGGTGAGGGGCGAGCAATCGCCACCGTGTGCGCGTTCCACGGTACTGCAAACCTCGTCACGTCCGGCCACCAGCGATGCAGTGCTGTTGGCCCTGAGAGAGGCAGCAACGCAATGAACAATCTGATTTGCTTCGATTTTGCTGAACACTCGGTCCGTGTGATCGAGCGCGGCAACGATCCATGGTTCGTGGCAACCGATGTCGCTGCGGTTCTCGGATACGGTCGCGCGCCCGATATGGTTCGCATGCTCGATGACGACGAAAAGGGTGTGCACGATCTGCACACCCCTGGCGGCCAACAGCAGGCCACCATCATCTCCGAGAGCGGCCTCTACGCCTGCATCCTGCGCAGCCAGCGCCCCGAGGCGCGCGCGTTTCGCAAGTGGGTGACCAGTGAAGTCCTGCCCGCGATCCGCAAGACCGGCACTTACACCGTCGATCCCGACGTGCTGGCCTTCATCGCCGGCCGCGAGGAACTGACCGTGGCTGAATTCTTCGCCGCGCATCCCAACCGCGAGGACAGCTCCGAAACGCGCCGCGCCGTCGCGCGCGATCTGCGCCGCCAGGGCTTTGTGCGCGTCTATCGCCGGCGGGAGGCATGAGCCATGGACCTCGACAACGAAAGCCGCGCCAATCGCCTGCACCTGGCGCTGGATGGCCTTGCCGCCCTGCTTGGCAGTCAGCCCCAGGGCATCGTGGTTGAAAGCTGCCAGACGGGCTGCATCGTCGCCCTGCTGGCCGAAGAAGCCCGCCTGCTGGCCGCCACGTTCGATCCGCGCCATCCGGCCGGGGTGAACGACTAACCCCAAACCAACGGCCGGCGCCCGGGCTTCCCCTCCCCGGCGCCGGCCGTCTCGCATGCGCGGCCCGCACCAGGCCACGCCGCGCGGCAAGACAGGCGGCGCGCCTCGCATTACGCCGCTGCCTCGCCGGTCTGCTCTGCCATCCACTGCGCCACGGCCTCGCGCCGGCACAGCTCGGGCAAATCCTCATCATCCATAAGGTGATACAGCGGCACCAGCACCGCGCGGATCTTGTGGCCGGCAAAGCTGATCGTGACCGATGGAATGGCATGGTCGAGCCGCGCCAGCGTCTGGCGCCAGGTGCCACCCTGCCAGCGCGAGCCCGAGAAAATCTGATCGAGCTGGCGATGCGCGTTGGCCACCGCCACGAAGCCGGGTGCGGCATAGGGCATGAACGATTCCGCGCCCCACTTGCCGTCGCCCTTGTGCTTGGGGTTGACGACTTTCAGGCCCAGCTGCTCGAGATACAGCCCCTTGTCTTCACCGGCCACCGCAGCGAGCTGGCTGGTCCGGCTCTGCAGCCAGCGCCCCAACAGTTCCGAAACCGCCTCGCGGCTATCGCGGCCGCGCGGCTGCACCAGCTCGGTCATCAGCCGGTTGACGCAGGCCTCTTCATCGCTGATCGCGTCCGACACTTCGGACAGGCGCTGTGGTGCACACAGCGTGGCCCATTCGTGCACCTCGTCCTCATCGGGCAGCTCATCATTCAAGAGCACCCAGGCGCAGGCCAGCAGCGTGCCGAACTGGTCACACGCGCGCCCGTCATGGCCCGCCGCCGCCAGCGCCTTGTGATAGAGGCTCTTGCATTCGGCCAGGATCGGCCACGCATCGATCATGCGCCGATGCAGCTGGCGGCCAAGATCCTCGAAATTGTATCGCCCGAAATCCGGCGGCGTCACCCCGGCGCGGAACGGCCGCAGCTCCAGGATGGCCAGGCGCGATCGGTCCGACCCTTCCAGCGGCGGCATGTTGATCGAGCTGAACCAGAACGGCGACTGCAGCGTGAATTCGTGCGCGCTGTGGTCTTGGCCGCCCCGGTGCATCTTGTCGCCGCTCGATGCCACGCGCGCCAGCTCGACAACCTCGGTAATCTTGCGGTTGTCGCCGCTCGCTTCGGCTTCATCGATCATCACCGGCACGGTGCTGTTTTTCAGGCTCTGCCGGATAGCCGCGGCGCTGGTGTTGCCGGTGCGGAACAGCGCATCGCCATAGAGCTGGGCAATGATGCCCTGGCCTTCATCCGGGCGGCCGTTCAGTGTCGATTTGCCGGTGCC